ATCCATTTTTATAAATATATAATGTATAAGGAACTCCAATACTAGAAGCATCTGGAGTAATTGTAATTCCTAAAACTATTCTTTGTGAATTATTTAAATTGCTAGGATTAAAAAAATTCCAATCTAAAGTTAATTCGCTTGTTGTAGTATTCCAGTCTGGGAAAGGAGCATAAGGAGATCCAGCAATTGTTGGAAATCTCATTGTATAAATATCTCCATTAAAAACTAACTCAGTGGCTGGCTTTAAATATAAATATAGTTTTTTATATTGGTCCTCATTTAAAAAAGATCCTGTAAAAGTAATTCCATAACGCTCTTTAATTTTTAAAAAAATATTTGAGACTAAAATTGCTGGAAATAACTCATTCCATTTTATTGCTCCAGCTGAAGTCGTAATATCCTCCAAAGGGTAAGTCGAATTTTTGTAGTAAAATTTTCTCTTACTTCCAATTAATGGATATTTGATTTGACCTGGAGTGTTGGAATATTCAATCCTATTTATTACGTTATTTGAGTTCCAAGTGTGATTATATTGACTGAAATCTAAAAGCGACAATTTATCGTCTTTTAAAATGTCTTTTATTTGTGTTAAATTTCCATAAAACGTCAAAGAGTAACTCTCAATAAATCCATTTTTTTGGCTGGCCTTATCTAGTTGAAAATTTCCCTCTTTAAATCTTTGAGAATTTATCTCAATATATCCGTCGTATCTTACGCGGTGATCAAAGCCGCCGTCAACACTACTCTCATACCAGTGAGATAGTATTTCGTTATTTCTTTTGGATGCCGGAATAGTAAAAGACTGAGTAAAGTCAGTAAATACCTTACCAATATCGGAAGCCTGAGCGATTTGAGAAGTAACACTAATTTTCTCATCCTTAAATAAATCAAGTTTTTGATAATCGGATCTATAAATTTGATAGCGAGTTGTAGTGTCAACCACGATGCCAGTTTGCAAAGTTAACTCCGTCGCTGTATTTGACACTATCCAAGCAATTGATCCAAGTCCGGTCCCCTGAGTTATTTTAATATAATGACCTACAAATTGATTTGTCGTGTAACTTGCTCCGGTATCTTTAACTAATAAAAAAGGAGAGTTATTCGGATCGGTTGCGCTTCCAGCTGCTACAAGTGTATTTTTTTTTATAAATATTTGGACCGCTATCATATAACGTCGTTTAAAAGGTTGTTTGAAAATTCGAACTCAACCTCAAAATTGATATTTCGATCTTTTAATTTTGTCTTATAAGTTAACGATTGAGTTTTGATTGTAGCTGGTATATTATCTAATAAAATCGTATCGCTCAACATAAGCTCTTGGATGAATTTATTATAACTCTCATAAACCCAACCGCTATTTAAAACGATTGATTTGTTCCCGTTAATATTAAAAGATTTTGTCTGTCCGATTAATGGATTATAATTGATATTAGATTGCAATAAATTGTATTTGCTACCTTTTACGCTTACGCTATTTCTTTGAGCTTTGAAAAATGTTAATTGCTGCCAACCTCCAAATCGATTAACATAACTAACATTAACCGGAGTGTATTTGCATTCGTCTAATTTTTCAGTTAATACCCTAAAAAATACATCGTCACTTGAATTTGAAAATTCGCAGTAATCTGAACTATGGAAAGCCAAAGGAACTCTATAATTATAATAGTCAATTGTACTCGGTGACAAAAATGTATTGCTATATATAAGCGATCCAGCGTTTGAATAATATTTGATTGTATAATTATTTGAAACGGCGCTTTTAAGTAGTAAATTATAATAAGGAATTTTATCGTAGTATTGGATTATATTATCATTATATCCATATCCCAAAACTTTAAAATCATATGATCCAGCAATATTGTAATTTAAACCCTGAGCGACGTCAGTGTAACCATTAACCCCTAAATAAACTAAATTATCAATTAGAGTATAGGCTCCGACAGAATCCTTTTTATATCTCTTAACTCTTACAATGCACCAATTTTTATTATTCTCAACTACCGGAGAAGTTGAATAACTTACATTAATTTGATTGATATATTCTAAAATAAACGGAGATATATTGTAATTTGTCTCAGTCTGAGTAACTGAGGCAATATTCTCACTCATTACATAGGTCGGAATGGTTGGCTCTGTCGTTCCTTTATTCCAAATGAATAACTCAACTTTGCTTCCACTTTGACCGGCCTCATTAATTATAATTTGATAGGGACTTCTCGCGCTAATTATTATCATTGTATTTCTTTAAGTGTAAATTTTAAAAATGTTTCCAGGTCTAAGCCATATTTATCGGCAATATTATTGTCAAAATCCTTATATTGATCGTCAAAGGCATTCCTAAAAAATCTCGTCTCGTACGTTCCGGTCCTATTTATCGAGTTTGTTATAGAAGTAACCATTAATTTACGATTAACAAATTGACCTCCGGCTCCTCTGACTCCTTGTATGCCTTTGCGCAATACCCACTTATCAATCGCACCTCTTGAGGCGTTCGCTTTATATGGTGAGTTCGGAGCTTTTGAGCTTGACTCGCTCCCCTTAGTTCCGAAATCTAATTGCGCCCAATAACTCTCCGCATAAAAGTCAAACTCGATTGAGTTTTTATTCTCTTTTGCTTTGTAATCTAAGGACTTTGATAATTGACCGGAGGCATTGTGCGTTCCGTAACGTCCTCCCGTCTTTAAATTAAGCCTAGCTCTCTCAATTACTGACTTGCCAAACTCATCGAGGGCCTGTTGTACTAATTTAGTCTCCATTACAGCAAACTCCAAACTCGTTATTAGGTACGCTTATCTCAATATCACATTTCCAGCCGTCAAGCGCATTTGTAAAAGCTAATAAAATAGGTTGCAAACTTGGATCGTTTTGTAGTTCAATATCATTATCATTCCTTTGCATCCTCATTTTAGTAATCATATAATTGAGGATTGCGTGACAAGTGTTAAGGTTGTCAAGTTCGTTGTCATTTCCTAAAAATTTATCTTTAACATTTACCTTTGACATATTTCGAATATCTACAACGGCAACCTCAAAAGTAAAATTAACCACTCCTGAGCTAATTGACGAGCTGAGGATATTAATGTGAGCAAGCGGGAATATATTTTTTTTGACGTTGTCAATTATATCGGTCCCGTGAGTGATCGTGTTTAAAAGTGGCGCGCTCTCGAGCGTGGTTTTAATATATTCTATTGCCTGGTAAAATGCTCTCATTTTTTAAAATGGTTTTTAATTTGTTTTGCCTCCTCTTTGCTTTCGTCTATTAAATAACATAATAGCGTGAGTGATTCGTTAAGAGGCTCGTTTCCAACTTCTCGAGGTTTGATTCCAAGCTCACGCGAAAGTCTAACAAATGATTGAAACCAACCCCAGCGCTCGTGAAAGCCTCCTCGAGAGATTTCCCCTCCCTCATCGCCTTGCTCTCCAAATGCGATAGGATATTGTTCAATAAATCCTTGCTTAAAGTCCAAAAAAAAAGAATTGATCCTGTCACTATATCCATTGGGACATCGTTAAATAATTCCGCTTTGCTTTCGTCTCCGTCGTAGGCCTCAATTTGATAAAACGGCAAAGCCTTTTTAGTTATTGGCCGGTACATAACCGACATTAATAAACTTAAATTCTCATCCGTTCCGAGTAGTGAGTCCATTGTCGCGTGTTCTCCCAAAGTCATTTTATCTAAGTTTGGAATAAATCCGTACTCAACGCCGTTTAATTTAAAAATCCTAACGAGTTGAGGTTTTTGGTCCAATACCTTAGCCAAATTTTCGACAATTTCAGCGAAGTCGTTAACTGGTATTTTCATAACATCGGCCACGCTCAAATTACAAAAGATAGCAACCATTTGAATACAAACAAAGGTCTCATCGTCCTGGTTGTCTTTTAATACTTTTAAATATCTCAAATATTGAGACAATTTAATCTCCTTTAAATCCGTTGGAATTGTAACTCTCATATATATATAACTAAAAAAAGTGATTTTGTTTATTAATTTTATGTAATAATAACGCGACGGCTTTTATTTATTGCGAGGCTCATCATTGCGAAGTACCTCAGAGCGTCAATTGCGTGATTAAATTCGTCAATAGGTCGGTTAAGTTTTTTTCCGGTCTTATCTACGTCCCAACTATAACTCCTAAGTTCTTTGATTAAATTGGTGCTTGACTTAGTTACCAGGATTTCCTTTTGCTGTAGTACTGAGATGCCGTAATTAATTGAGTCGGCTCCTTTGACAACCGGCTTAATATTGTATCCGGCCCGTCTTATCTCCTCGATACTTTTTGGCTCCGCTGAGTCGGCCCAAATTGGAGCTGTCCTTTCCTGTTTCATTAGTCTAATAATATCGGAGTTCAAAAGTGAGGTGCTATAAATTAACTCGTCAACTATTATCTTACCATTGTAATCATAAACAGCAATATGAGCGGTCGGGTCATTAGAGTAACCAA